CATCCTGCTGGGCACGCCCAAGGGGATGAAGAAGCACCACTTCTCGGACATCTGGCACGACACAGACAAGAGCGGCTGGGATCGCTACGAGGTCAACGCCTGGCAGAACCCGCGCGTGCCTCGAACTACCCTCCAAGCCCTGAAGGAAGAGAAGGAGCGCCTGGGTCGCCTCTGGTGGTTTCAGCAGGAGTACGAGTGCAGCTTCGTCGCCGCAGCCCAGGGCCTGGTCTACCCCTACGAATCCAAAAAGAACGCGACACTCGCGCTGAAGCGGGACGATCGCTGGTGGCAGTACGTTCTTGGGATCGACTACGGATACTCGGATTCCACGGCGTTCGTGGTCATGGGCTGGCAGAAGGACGACCCCAACATTTACGTCGTCGAGACCCTCGAGCAGCGCGGGCTCCTGGCCCCCGAAGCGGCCGAGATTGCGCTAGCCCTGACGAAGAAGTATCCCTTCGCCCGCATGGTTGGCGACATGGGCGGGTTCGGAAAAGGCTACATCGAAGAGGCGCGCAGGCGCTTCAAGCTCCCGATCGTCGCTGCCGACAAGAACAACAAGCGCGGCTACATCGAGTTGATGGTCTCGGATCTGAAGGCTGGGCTGCTAAAGGTGTTTCCGGGGAACGAGGCCCTGGTGGACGAGTGGCAGAAGCTGCCGTGGGACGAGGAGCGCGAGATGCCCGCGGACGGGTACAAGGATCACCTCTCGGACGCTGCGCTCTACGCCTGGCGCGCGGCCTGTCACTACCTCGAAGAGATCCGAAAGGCCAAGCCCGTGGCAGGAACACCCGAGGCCTATCAGCTCGAGGCCGACTCGATCTTTGACGAGCGCATGCGCGACATTACCCAATCCAAGCGTGACTGGTGGGAAGAAGGAGACGCGAAGTGGCCAGACCTGCCAGAACAGCTGAACGAATCGATCTTCCTCAACTGAGCGAGCTCCTGGATCTGTGCAGGGCCAAGGGAGTGATCTCGTTCGAGCTCACGCTCGAGGGCTACAAGATCCTCCTGGGCCCCCCGCCGCCGCCCAAAACGAAGCCGGGCGAAGTCGATCCGTTCGCGCAGAAGCGCGCAGCCTACCTCGACCAGCTGGGGCGCACGCTCACGGACGCCGAGCTAAAGCTGCTTCCATGAGTCTTAGGGCTGCGATTCGCCTCGCCCGTAAGAAATCTTATGGGGACATCGGGCTACACTTGCCCAAGATCGTGCGGGAGACCTTTGCGGAGGCCATCGACCGCGGGCTACTCATTGGGCTAAGCAAGGCGCAGGGGATCAGCTTCGACCTCACGACCCCCGAGGGCCGAGCGGCCTGTGCGAAGTGGCACGACGACAACCCCCTCAAGCCGCCCCCCTGGGAGAGCGATGACCAAGCGTAGAACCACGATCGAGTCCTCTTCGATGGACTCGCGCCGCTCCCGAGAGACGATCTCAGACGGAAAAGCCGTCAACGAGAGCTTCCGGTGGGAAGCCGTAGAAGACGAGGCTGACGCTCACTCGGTCTTTACGCGCTGGGTCGACCATGTCCGAGACAGGCCCAGCGCCATTGATCGGAGGAAGCGAAACCTGCTCTATGCATCGCTGTACTCCAACCTGCCGCTCCTGGGCTTCGGGGTGAATCAGTACACACGCAACATGCCCCAGCAGGGCAGGATCGCGCTCAACGCGACGCGCAACGCCATCGACTCACTCACAAGCAAGATCTGCAAGAACCGCCCGCGCCCGATGTTCACGACGGTGGAGGGTGACTACGAGCTCCGCGAGAAGGCTGAGAACGCAGACAAGTACGTAGACGGCCGCTTCTACGAGCTCAAATACTACCAGTCGATCTACCCGGGCAAGGTGCTGGACGCATGCATCTATGGCCTGGGCGTGACCAAGGTGCACGAGGTCGACGGCGAGGCGGTTATCGAGAGGACGTTCCCGTGGGAGATGATCCTCGACGACCGCGAATGTCTCTACGGCACCCCCGTCCACTACGCACAACGGAAGTACTACGACAAACAGGAAGCGTGGGATCTCTGGCGCAAGCAGGGCAACACGCGCGCGGACAAAGAGTGGAACAAGGATCTCAACCAAGCGATCGAGTCCAGGGCTAGCGACATCGATCGCGACGACTTCGACCGCGACGAGGCGAGCGACCAGATCCCCGTTTACGAGGGCTGGGCTCACAGGGCTAGGCGCCCAGGCAAGAAGATCGTCTGTATTCGAGGCAAGACGCTCGCGTACGCGGACATCTCCGACAAAGATCCGGTCTTCAACTTCCTCCGTCCCGAGATCCAGAGCATGGGCTTCTACGGGATTGGGATCTGCGAGAGTGTTGGCCCCATCCAGAGCGAGATCAATCGTCTGGTCCGCGACATTCAGATGGCGATGCACCTGATCGCCAAGCCTCACTGGATGGTGGAGGCGAGCTCGAACGTCAACACGGCCAGCCTCAACAACGACATTGCGACCATCATCAAGTATTCGGGCGCGGTCCCTCCCACCGTCTACGTGCCCCAGTCGATGAGCGGTGAGGTGTTCCAACATCTCCAGTACCTCGTGAAGACGCTCTACGAGATCACGGGCGTCTCCCAGCTCTCAGCCCAGAGCCAGAAGCCTGCCGGCATCTCGAGCGCGGTAGCCCTGCGCACGTACCTCAACGTCGAGACCGAGCGCTTCAACAACTTCCTGCGCTACGCCGAGGAGAGTGCCTCTGAGGACGCTTTCAAGCTCGCGCGCGTCACGGGCAGCCTGCCCGGCAAGCGAGCCAGCGTTCTATCCCGGTCGGGATACAAGGGCCGCACGATCGAGCAGGTCACCTGGGGCAAGCTCGATTTCGACACCATCGCGGTCCAGATCTACCCCACGAGCAAGCTGCCCGACACGCCGGCCGGTAAGCGCGAGTACGCGCTCGAGCTCGCGCAGTACACCAAGATCAGCATCGACGACATCTACGAGATGCTCGAGTGGGCCGACACCGAAGCCTTCGCCAAGCGCAGGCTCGCGGGCAAGCGCAACGTCGAGCGTGCCATCGCCAAGATGCGCATGGGCACGCCCGTGGTTCGTGATGCCATCGGTAATCACAAGATGGCTTACTCGATGATGCTCGATGCCTACGAAGAGGCTGAGCACGATGGGCTTCCAGAGAAGCGACTCGCTCTCTTCAGGGAGTACATCAAGCGGACCTACCGCTACCTGACCGGCAAGACTTGGCTGCCCCAGGGCCCCAACCCTATCCCCGGAGAAGGAGATCTGTCGGGTGTGGAGCCGCCGTTGCCACCCGAGGGAGCCCCTCTTGGAGCTCCAGGCCCGATGCTTCCCCCAGGGGCTCCACCCCCTCCGATGCAAGAGATGGCCAATGGCGGTCTGCCTCCCCCTGGACTCCCGCCCGGACCCCCGCAGTAGACGATGGTTGCGCCGATTCTTCCGCGATCCGCGGCGGTGTCTCTCGTCGAAGGTCCGCCCGATGCTACCCCGACCAAGTATCTGACTATCCGATTGTCGGACGGGGCCGCGTTCTATGTGGCTGGCGCGGCCGCGGGTGGAGCAACGGAGGCCACGCTCCTCCTGATCAAGGCCAAGACAGACAATCTTGACGTCTTGCTTTCTACGCGTGCGGTTACTGGCCTTACGGACGCGCAGCTGCGCGCGGCTGCTGTCCCGGTCTCGGGTGCGTTTTTCCAAGCAACGCAACCCGTGTCAATCGCGGCGGTCGTCACCGTAGATACGGAGCTTCCGGCCGCTGCTGCGCTCACAGACGTTACCGGCAACCCGACAGCTCCCATGGTTGGCGCTGCCTTGATGGGGTTCAACGGAGCGACGTGGGAGCGCGTAGTCACATCGGGCGATAATGTGGACGCAACGGCCGTCTCTGGTTCGAGTCACCTTGCCGCCGTCGCCCATACGCTCCTTTTCAACGGAGCGTCGTGGGATCGGGCTCGAGGAACGATTGCCAACGGGCTCCTTGTTGACGTCTCCAGGTCTGCGCTTCCTACGGGGGCAGCGACAGAGGCAACCCTTGCGCTGATCAAGGCCAAGACAGACAACCTCGACGTCGCGCTCTCTACCCGTGCGGTCACTGGGCTGACCGATGCTCAGCTGCGGGCTACAGCTGTCCCCACGAAGGAGACCCGAAGCGCCGCGGCAGCCCAGACGAGCGTTGCGGGCAGCGCAGTCAACGTTACGCTCTTGGCCGCGAACGCCGCTCGCTTGGGCGCATCTGTCTATAACGACTCTACAGCAATCCTATTTGTACGATTCCAGGCGACGGCATCGGCGGCCAACTTCTCGGTCAAGTTGTTCCCAGAGGATTACTGTGAGGTCCCGTTTGGGTACACGGGGATCATTGACGGCATCTGGGCTAGCGCTACCGGCAACGCAAGGGTCACGGAGTACACCTAAATGCCGCTGATCCGTCGCACCGTGGTTCGCGATGAGGGTGTCCAGCAGGGGGCGGTCAACACCCTCGATTTTGCGGGCGCCGGGGTGACCGTTGCCGTGGCGGGCGGCGTGGCTACCGTGACTGTTCCAGGCGGCAGCGGGTCTACGGTTAGCGGCCAGTCTGAGATCGACTTTGGTGTGTTTCCCGGGAAAGCTGAGACCTCGCTTGCTGTGGCGGCGCCCGGAATTGTGGCCGGGTCCAGAATCGTGCTCTCGCTTGCGGCTGTTGCTACGGCCGACCATGGTGTTGAAGACGTGATCTTGGAGGAGCTCGATCTCTTGCCTGGTGCGCCCAGTGTTGGGGTCGGGTTCACGATCTTTGCTCGGGTCCGATCTCAATTCACCAGCGATGAGCAGAAGGCTAGCGGGCGGCGGGGCTCGCTCGGCTCGTTCGGTGGTAACCAAATGTCCTGGGGCAGGTTTTTGGTAAACTGGTCCTATACGTAGAAAGAATCGAAGCATGGCTCAGGTCCAGGGAAACGCAGGAGTGATCGCGGAGGTTGAATCCAACACCCGAGCGTTGCGCATCACGAACAGGCCCGTCGACGTAGGCGCTCTGGGGGCCTATCGAACCGCCGAATTTTCAGGACTGATGACGGTCATCGCGGCGAAGACGGCAACCGCAGGCCACATCTTCGCGTGGAGATGGGGTGATGCCACACGTGTCGCGCTGCTGCGCCAACTGCGCATTCGGTACTCGATCATCAGTGGATTTACGGCAGCCCAGGAGCTCGGCTTTGATGCCGTCATCGCGCGCGCCTACACGGCTAGCCACACGGCAGGCACCGCGCTCACGCTCACTGGCAACTCATTCAAGAAGCGCACAAGCATGGCGACGACCCTGCTCACGGACGCGAGAATCGCGACGACCGCGGCACTGACGGCGGGCACACATACGTTGGACGCTCAGCCCTTTCTAATCAACTCTCGGCGCACGCTGGCGGCGGCGGCGACGGTGGAGGGGCTCGATTTCGAGGAAATAATATCCTTTTGGGATGGCGCTCACCCTTTTGTATTTGTTCAAAACGAGGGGTTTGTGATTCGCAACAACATCCTTATGGGTGCGGCGGGAACCGTTCGCCTCGACGTTGAGGTCGACTGGGAAGAGGTGGCTAGCTACTGATGGCGCTCGATGGTGGACAGCAGGACAACGGTGGTCTCTTTCTCCCGAACGGAACCCAATACATGACACAGCAGCTCTCTACGATCCCCACGGCTCCAAGCGTCAATCCCGATACCGCTCCGGTCGCTGGGGCCGGCTCCGACCCTGCGGCACCCGACGCTGCCATCCCCCCGGCACCTGCGGATCCCAACGGCTCGGGGCCGGCTTCAGCTGCCGAAGATCCCGATCTCGAGGTCTCACGCAACCTCGAGAAGATCGGAAAGCGCGAGGCGCGCACACGCAAGGCCGAAGTGGAGCTCCACCAGCGCATCGCAGCCCACGCCGAGCGCGAGAAGCAGCTAGCCCAGAAGCTCGAGGAGCTAGACGCTGCACTGAGCGACCCCGTAGGCCACATGCTCAAGAACGGGCAAAACCCTGTTGAGGTCGCGCGTCGGTTCTCTGAGCCAGAGACCGAGGAGCAGCGTGACATTCGCAAGCTCAAAGCCGAGATCGCCGCTGACAAGGCCGATCGCGAGGCCAAGGCTAAGGACTACGAGAACCTCAGGATCGCGAACGAGAAGCGCGAAACGGTGCGCTCTTTCGTGCAGGGCATCAACCCGACTGACCATCCCCACATCACGGCGCTCTACGAGCCCCAGCAGATCCCCACGCTGGTCTCGAACATGCTCAATCGCCCACTCAATCGCCAAGATCCAGAGAGCCCAACGGTCCTCGAGCACTTCGTGGCGCTACACAAGCGGGAGCCCACCAACGAGGAGATTCGAGAAAGTCTTGAGTCCGAGGCCGCCTCTCGTGCTACAAAAATCCTCAAGACCCACGCAGACCGAGAGGCTGCTGAGTCCGCGTCGCAAGCTGTAGCCCAAACGCAAGCCTCGGCAAGAGCCGGAGCAGGGCCTTCAGGGATCTCGAACCTACACGCTTCGGTCACGTCTTCTGGCAAAGCGCGCCCTCCCACTCTCGAAGAGAAGAGGCGCCTGATGCGGAAGGAACTGACCGAAGCCCTAGAGGCCGAGGCGACGGAACGAACGTAACGCGTAGACGCGTGCGCCGCCGCCCAGGCTCCCCTTCAGGAGGACCGATATGGGTGCAGCGACAGCCACCACGCACGACGCGATCATCAAGCACATGTATCCCGATCCGAACGATGTTCTGATCGCGATGTACGAGAACAACACCCTCTTCGCCTTCCTCAAGAAGTCGTTCGACGGGTACGGCAAGAGTTGGCACATGCCGGTGCGGATCGCGCACACAGCAGGCCGCTCCCACCTCTTCAACAAGGCAAAGGCGAACAAGAACGCCAGCGCGGTTGTCGAGTACCAGATCTCGATCACGGACAACTACTCGCTCTATTCGGTTGACGGACGCCTTCAGCGCCAGACCGCCAACAGCAAGGGTGCGTTCGTAGAGGCCTTCGAGTTTGAGCTCGATTCGGCCATGGACGCCATGAAGAGGAACATGGGTTACGAGCCCTACCTCAACGGCGGCGGCGCCATCGGGCAGATCAGCGCAGCGTCCAACGTCGCGACGGCGACGATCACGCTCGCCAACATCAACGACATCGTCAAGTACGAGAAGAACCAGCCCCTCGTTTCGGCGCTTCTCGATGGCACGGGCGCCACGGTGGTCAAGCCCGGACAGGTCACGGTCTCGTCGGTCGATCGCGACCTCGGAACCATCACGGTCACGGCGGCCAGTTGGAACGATCCGGCCGGCATCCCTACCGTGCTCGCGGGCGACTTCCTCTTTACGGCGGGAGACCCTGGGCTAGGCATCAAGGGCTTCGAGGCCTGGATCCCTGCCACGGCCCCTGTGGGCGGTGACAGCTTCTTCGGGCTCGATCGCTCGGTCGACGCCGTCAGGCTCGCCGGCTCGCGGCTCGATCTTCGGACCCTCGGCCCGGAGGAGCAGGTCCAGAAGATGTGCCAGGTGTCCGTCCGAAACGGCGGCAAGCTCTCGCACATCTTCGAGAACGATCTCGACTTCCTCGCGCTCATCTTGGCGCTGGGCTCGAGGCGCATCATCGTCAACACCGAGGTCGACGCGGCCATCGGGTTCGAGGGCGTCAAGGTCGCGACCGGGGTCGGCACCGTCGAGGTGTACTCCGACTACAACAACACCCAGGGCGTGGGCTGGGGCGTGGATCTCGACAAGTGGGAGCTCAAGGGCCCTGGTCAGTTCCCGTTCATCGACGCGCGCGACGGCAACAAGATCCTGCGCGAGGACTCGGCCGACGCCTACGAAGGCCGCATCATCGCGTACTACCAGATGATCTCGAAGAAGGTTGCGGGCTCTGTCCGCGGGAGGCTCACGTGAGCGATCAGACATACAAGCAGGACATCGAGACCGGCGGCCTCTCGTCGGCGCGCGGCGTCACGGATCCTCTCGGAGCAGTCAAGCAGATCCATTCCCGTGTTCTCAACGCCAAGAAGCTCGTCATCGCGACGGGCGTCGAGCTCGCGGACGCTGCTGTGGGTACAGCAACAGCCGAGACGCGCGGGGCCACCATCCCGTTCGCCGGGGTGGTCACCGGAGTGAAGCTCACGCTTCATGGCGCCGTCGCTGGTAGCGCAGCAGACGGCTTCACGATGACGATCAGCAAGCGAGATGCGGCGGGTATCAACCTGACGACGATCGCCACGATCTCTTCGGTCAACGCCGTGCCTGCCAGCGGCAACTTTGTGGCCTTCCTGGGGAAGGCTGCGACGCTCGTGAACGCTGCGCTTCAGGTGGCCGCGGGCGGCACGATCACATGGTCGATCGCCAAGAACGGCGCAGGCGTCGTTGTCCCGACGTTCGATCTCGACGTCACCGTCCTGGACCAGTAAGGGGAGCCCATGAGCCGTAGAAACTGGAATCCGGTCGCCCACTACACTTCGGGCGGGAAGGTCTACGGGGAGTT